ACTCCAAGAGGCTAGAGAGGCTCTAGAAACTAAATTAGCAGCATATAAAGGCGACAGAACGCCCCACCCTAGTTACTACACGCAAGCGATAATTGACTACAAGCGCGATTTAGAAGCCATTAAACAGCAATCAAACGAGGCAAACCATGAGACCAACCGACTACGACCAGTATCAGAATCCAAAGCGGATAGCCGACGTAATCGATATCAGAAAATCCTACGCTGACAATCAAAGCGGAAGCGGAAAGAAACAAGAAACGGTTGATTATCTGTTTAACAGATTTTTGTTTATCTGGGGTATTAAGTGGGCTAACAAAATTGCAGATATTGAGGATGCGGCACGCGAAGAATGGAAAGAAGCTATTGATGGGTTATCAGATAAGCAAATTAAAGCTGGGATAACAGCAGCGCGTAATCAATGCCAGTGGCCGCCGGAAATTGCAGAGTTTTTGCCGTTGTGCAAAGGTGAAGCGATCGTACAAGATAATCACTTTATGTGCTCAATAGGTGGTTGCCCTAATCCTGGCACGATGTGCAGAGCGACACATGGTAATCATTGGGTATGCAATAAACATTTTCATGACGGTAAAGGCTAAATTTAACTAAATTTTAATATTAGGACTATCAATGAAAATTACTAAAGAAATAATCAAAGAAGCATCTAGAAAAACAAATAGTTTGACTCACGAAGTGATTAGCGAGATTTTTCACCGTTTACCGTTTGGGCAAGAGATTACTTTATCAACCGGAGAGGTTGGCTATTTAAAACCCTTAGGCGACAATCCGCGCGAACAAGAAGGGCAAATAATTTGTACTTTTGATTTCGTGGAAAAAAATCAGAAATGGTTAATTGAATTTACGTTAACAAAAAGTGGATGGGAGCAATCATTTTGAAACAAACACTTATCGGAATATTTTTAATATTGTTATGTATGCTGGATTTGTGGTTGATAGGACGCTACGACATCGTGCGCATACTCGCTACGATTGGCGATCCTGTTGTTGTGCCGATGCTGCTTGGCGGTGTTGGATTGTGTGTGGGGATTGTGGGGTTTTGTATGTTGATTGGTGACGATAAAAAACTTTAAAAATATTTGCAAATAGGTGTTGACATTTGTCCCAATTAGGGACATAATGGCTTTAACAGTTGAGCATGGTGCGAGACTGGGAAACCAAGGAGATAAATAACATGTATACACTAATAGCACAAAATAACAGTGGAGCATCTGTAAGATTTAACGCAGACACAATAGCATCGGTTATACGCAAATTTGACAGTGAGTATACACGCAAAGGATTTAAAATTTGGATTGTCGATGACAACGGAGAAACAGTAAAGCAAGTAAAATCAACTTACAATTAATCAAAAACAAGGAGATAAGACAATGAATGCTATTTTGGAGGCTTATTTAAAAAACATTAAATTACCCACAAAAGAAGAAAGATTTGTTGAAGCGGTAAAGCGCGCAATGGGTTACGCGCGTGAAATGGGTCATCAAGAATTTTACTTTGATGGCGAATGGTATCAAGTTAAATTTACACCAAGCGAAACAAATGATGCCTAAACACTACACTCCGGAGCAAGTCGCCGAGCAGCTCGGGATGGAATACGAAGCATTACGCAAGCAACTCCAGCGCGACGCTAAAAAGCCCCGCAATCAGCGCAAATACCCTCGCGCTCGCAAGTGCGAGTGTGGGCATGGATGGTTGATACCGGCGAAAGATGTAACAGAAATTGAGCAAGAAAGGAACAGATGATGAGTAAACAAATTAGTGTTGATGAAAAAGAATGGCAAAAGCTCAATCGCATCAAAGAAAATATTAAGAAGAAAATAAAAAAGTTTAAAGAGCAAGAGAAAGAAGCTCGCGATTACGGCTTTAGTGAAACACATATCAGCGTGCTTACGAACGAAATTAAATTTTTGAAGAATCTAATGAACAGTAGAAAATCATGCTAACTAAAATCCTAGGGCTTTTGTTGATATCACCTTATCTATTGTTGTCAATCGGCGGTATTTTGCATGTGATTATTTTGGCTGTAAAAAAAATATTTGTTTTGTCGTTAAGTCGATTTTTTATTTGTTTGTTTTTTTTATCGTTAATGTATCAAACTGGACTTTATCTTTTATTTAAATGAGGAGATATGCATTTAGAATATAAATATTTTGTTTGTTGTCAATCTGATTATAAGTTTGGCAATCTATCAATCACTGTCAATAAAAGAATTAAAAATATGTGTCACATACAAGCAATAGAAAAATTCGTTGAAGATTCTCATGGTTTTAAAGTAGTGGTATCTAATTACAAACTGCTGAGCATTAAATTAAAATTTAAGTGAGGGGTTATGATTAAAGCATTTGCAATCATCGCAATGACAATATGCGATATATTTTTTATTGGTGGCGCTGTGTTGTTGTGCGCTTACAAAGGCTGGTCGTTATGGACGATATTCTGGGGATTTGTTATTGCTTGTAGCTCTACAAACGGAATCATTCAGGTTACAAAATTAAAAGTAGTTACCACAACAGCAACCAACGTTAACAGGTATTGAGTATGAAATTTGAAGAAGTGTTGCCTCTGCTGAGAGATGGTAAAAAGTTTAGAAAGTTGCATTATTGTGGTGATGAATTTTTATCAGATAGATATATCTACGTTAAAAATAATCAGATAATTTTGGTTAATGAATGCTATGACGTTGAAGATTATGATTACAGATTATCTAGCGATGACATTTTGGCTGAAGACTGGGAGATAGTAGAGTAATGCACATCACAATCACAGAGCAGGAGTATCAGGAGTTGATGCAAATCAAGAGAAGGTATGAAGCAATGCTACAATTTTTTAATTTTATGACAAACGAAGATTATTATTACTCGAATCAAATTGACTCCATCCCAAAAGTAATTGATGCAATAAAAACCAGATTGGTGGTTGAAAAAAAATTAATGAAATTGAGGAATTATTAGCATGAAAGAGCAAGTGTTAAGAGGGTGTCCGCATTGTGGCAGTAAACCAGTGTTTAAGGGATATGTAACACCATGTTCGCCCCCATATGGCGACGCCGAATATACTGCTGAAATATACTGCAATAATTACGAATGTAAGCAGCTCTACCAAGACGATATTGTCGAACACTGGAACACCCGCGCATATGATGCCGAGCTTGAAGAATTGAGAAAGGTTAAGCGGGAGTATGAATATATTATCGGCAGGATTAATAATAAATTACATGGATTGAAATCGGCGGATTATTTGAAAGACAGTAAAGAAATACAAGAAAAATTAACATTATTAAACGAGATATTAAATTATGTATAATACATTTAAGTATTGCATTACGGAACTACTAAAATGACACAATTTATTTTAGGTTTCGGTATCGGTTTTTTGCTGTCAAATGTTGTATGGATGATAGGGGTTAGTATTTATTTTGTTAAGTATAAGGGGTTTTAATATGACAGACAGAACAAATAGCTTGATGGTGGTACTAGATAAAGAATATCGCACTGATGATGCGCAAATAATAATTGATGCTATTAGCATGATTAAAGGTGTTTTAAATGTTAGTTGCAACATTGCTGACAATGGTGAATTTGCTGCAAAGGAACAAGCCAAGCATGAGCTGCGAAACAAGTTGTGGGAGTTATTGAGATGACACAACAACTAAGCAACTGCTGTAAAGCACACGTATCAGTCTCAAGCAGCGATGAGGGTACAAGCTGTTTTATGTGTGGGGGGTGTAAGCGGCCTTGTGATTTGGAAATACCAGGCAATCTTCTAACTATAGAGATTATTAATGTCGAACCTTCTATAAAAAAGTGTGAGCAATGTGAATCATTATTAGGTAATGCATGTGCATTGTGCAACGGTAGCCTGCACGAAAATCATATCAATCGCTTATGTCATACATGCTACCTCAAGAGCTGGGACAATTTTGAAGATATGGGAAGGTGAAATGAAAAAGCAAATACAATGCCCTGCTTGCGGCCATCATGATGTAGTTTTGAGATTAGTATCGGCGTGTAATGTTTGTCATGAGGATATTATTTTAGAGGACAAAGAAATGAAAGATGAAATGAATCCTTGTTGGACTTGTGGAAAGATGCCTGCATACTTTCCTGGTGAATATGGATGCGCCGAAGAAATATGCTGCACCAATCTTAAATGTAGCAATAAATGTTCGTCAGCAAGTGTTGAGGATTGGAATAGCAAAAAGGATTCATCGGTCATTTATGTTGACATAGACAGAAAAGAACTAGAACGCCTCAAGCGGCTGGACAAGAATGTTAAGAAGAATATTAAAATGTTAGATGAAGTATTTGCTAAGCTTGAAGAATGTTATTCAGTACATAATCTTGATGATAACGATGATTACAATGAGATCAGTAATCAAAAGAAATTACTAAAGAGCCTATACGATGAAGAGCAGGAACGCCACAGACCTTAAGCGCAAAATGGGCAGTAAAATAAAACCTGCTTCGCTTGATGATTGCAAGAAATGTGAATGCGGCAAAATTATTGCCTGGCAAGAGTCTAAATGTTTAGATTGTTTTTTAAAAAGTATTTTTTGGAAAGAAGATGAAAATACGCAAGAGAGTTAAAGTTAAAATTAAAAAGCCAGAATATGAACCGGCTATTAAGTTAAAATCATTAGCGCCCCCACTGGATTATATGCCGCCTTTTAAACCTATATACTACACATGGGAAAAATTTATTAATGATTTTCCGCAAAAGGTTTAGGTATAAATGAAAGAACACACAACAAACGCACGCTGGAGTCAGAAGTTGCATCAAATACAGTTAACTTTTGATAATCTCATCAATCGCAATAAAACTATTGATACACTGCCAGCGCTACATGATTATGATTATAAGTTTTATCTGGAGTCTGTGATTAAACTTCAGCCTTTGCATACTGGTGCGATTTATTATCGGGGGCGTGAGGTTAGGAAAGTTGGAGGTGGGAAGTGAAGTTTCGAGCAATTATTAAAGAACAAAGTGTTATTGAGTATTTTACATTGCAAGACTTGGCGAACAACGACTTTTTCACCATGCGCGAAATAGTAAAGCCTTGGTTGGCTAAGGGTAACTTGCCTGATAGATACACAGGACTCAAGGACAAAAATAGCAAGGAGATTTATGAGGGGGATATTGTTGAATCGGATGCTGGGTATAAATATCTTGTCGAATGAAAAAATGAGAGTTGTGGGTTTGAGCCATTTTCCGATTCTGAAGAAAACTGTGGTTGCTGCGGTAGCGGCCGCTCTTCTGAATACGTGAAAGTAATCGGCAATATCTACGAAAACCAGGAGCTATTAAATGCAACAAGGTGAACGCATCGAGCTGATTAAAGCGGCGGCTATGTTGACGGCTGCATCGTTGCAAAGCGAACACGGCGTACAACAAGCTATACAAAATCGCTTAACCGTAATTGACGTATTCGAGCACTACTACGACTACTTACAACTTAAACTGGAGGCCAGCGGGAATGCTAACGAAAATAACTAAGATTAGTTGCGGTCATTGCTGGAACTATCAGCAAAAATTGCAAGAAGAAAACGAAAAGCTGAAAGCTGAGAACGAGCAACTGTCCGGAATTTCCGGACAACTGAAACTTTTATCTGTTGATGATACAATTAAATTAAACCAAATAATTTGCCCTCGTATTAAAGAATTAGAAACACAGTTGGAGCGCGCTAATAAACTCTATAAGGATTTAACAGCCGAAAACACCCAACTCAAAGCGCAATTGCAAAACTACACCAAAGCAGATCGTATCAACAAATTTCGCCTAGGTGACCGTGTTGCTGTACACCGCGAAGGACGACTCCCATTCCGTGGCACAATTTTTAATATTCTGCATGGTAAACTATCGGTGATAGAAGATGGGTTCTATTCTGCGCATGACGATAGCCCGTTTTTGCCAGGTCAGTGCAAGAAATTAATTAAGAAGCGAAAGCGTAACAAAGTGTCGCAGGTTGAGCGTTGCGAGCATAGCGGGGTTGAGCTGGGGAAAAGCAAACGCTCTATTCAAGTTTATGATGAAGTTATTGCTGCTGCCGTAAAGCTTAAAAACAGCAAACCGCATTTATGCCCTGGCTGCAAAGGCGATGGCAGATTGGGCGGCTCTTTTGTGACATTAGGAGGGCACTTCGCTGAGCGTGATATTGAATGTCCTAGCTGTTTCGGCCTTGGCGTTATTTGGGAGCCTAAATGACTGAAGCCCAAGAACAAGAAGAAAAATCTAATAAAATTGCAGAAATAATTGCAAAAGTAGCGTGTGATTATATACGGCAACAATGGGATGACATTTGGGGAAAAGGGAATTTTACGAAAATGACGACCGAAAGAATGAAGCAGTTGTACGGTAAGCCAAACAAAATGACAGAAACCGAAGAACAAGAAGCCCTAATCCATCGCGCCCAATATCACCCCATAACACGTGAGCTGCTGTATGCAATCCCGAATGACGGCATCAGAACCCCGCAACAAGGGGCTAGATTTAAGCGCAGAGGCTTGCGGCCTGGTATGCCTGATGTTTGCCTGCCCTACCCATCTAATGGCTTCCACGCGCTTTATATTGAGCTCAAGACTAAAACGGGCAAACCTACGCAATCACAACTTAAGATGCTGGACAGCTTACGCAAAGCTGGCAATGCGGCTTACATAGCGCGCGGCTGGGAAGAGGCTTGGCAACAAATAGAATCCTACCTAAAACCAAATAGATAATTATTTGGTTATTTGCTATAATTATTCGGTGGCGAGATATGGCTGAGTGGTTGAAAGCGCCGGTTTTGCAGGTAGAGGTTCATAGCCTCTCGAAGGTTCGAATCCTTCTATCTCAACACCCTCATTGCAAATCCTATTTTTAGGATTTTTTTTCGTTTTTCATTTATCAAATAGATAACTATTTGACATAAAAATCTTGACAAATAACCTTATAGCTAATATTTTATGGAAAATATTACCTTTACGGTTATTACCTATGAAAAAACATCCTGGTTTTAAGTCCGTTCAAAATTCAATCGCCAAGAAAGAAGGTGTCAGCAAGAAAGCTGCTGGCGCAATCTTGGCTGCATCAACTCGCAAAGCATCACCTGCTGCTAAGAAAGCCAATCCAAGACTTAATAGGGTTAAATAATGCAGTCCAATGATTACGAATTAAAATTAAAACTTAATGATGTGGAGCATAGCATTGGTTTGCCAACTCATGGCGATGAAATAAACGTGACGGCAATTTTAGAAATCGCTTGTTATTTGTTTAAAAAGATGGGTGCAAAAATAATGTATGAACCGTTTAGCAATGAGCAGGATTGAGCAATGCCAAGAGTTTTATTTCAGCCAGGCCAGTCTGGCAATCCAGCCGGACGTAAAAAAGGCTCAAAAAATAAAAATGATTATAAAAAGCAAGTATGGGAAGTGTGCGAAGCGGTAGGTATTGATCCGTTTGAGGTGTTGGCACTTATTGCGGCCGGCAAGCTAGAAAAAATAGACGGCACACCTGAAAAGATTACCGCTTATTTACGCAAAGAGGCCGCATCAGAATTATGTCAGTACTTAAAACCAAAACTAAAGGCTATTGAAATCAGTAGCGATGATGGCAAAGCACTTAATTTTTATTTCAACACAGCACCAGGGCAAGAAAATGAAGAAAATGAAGAAGCATGAAGATGCAAAACAAGATAAAGCAATGATTAAAAAAGAAATTGCTAAGGCGTCCAAAAAAGACAAAAAGGACGACATGAAAACGATTAAAGAATACGTAAAAAACAAACATTAAAATGACCGATATTATTTATCAGGCTACCCAAACATCCAGGGAGTTTCACGCTAGCAATGCTTTTTGCAGAATTAATAAAGGCCCTGTGCGGTCAGGAAAGTCAGTTCGATGTTTGTTAGAAATTGTTAGACGCGCTACAGAACAAGCGCCAGCCAAAGACGGTATTCGATATTCTAAATGGCTCATCGGCCGTAAAAGCTACCCGCAGCTTAAATCCACTACGATTAAAACTTGGTTGCATTGGTTCCCTGAACGACACTTTGGCAAAATTAAATGGGATTCCCCTATCACACATCACATCAAGTTTAACGATGTGGATTGTGAAGTATTGTTTATGCCGTTCGAATCTGAACATGACGTTGATAAATTAAAATCATTGGAATTGACGGGCGGATATTTAAATGAGCTGCAATATTTACCAGAATCTATTTTAACAACCATGCTGGAGCGCTGTAATTCTTATCCGCCTAAAAGCATGGGCGCGCCTATAACATTTTCTGCTGTGTGGGCTGATACTAACCCGCCTTCTACTAGACACTGGATTTACGACTTAGAAAACAAACGTTTACCGACTAACTTTAAGTATTTTCACGATATACCAGCGGTGCTAAAAGTTGACGCAGTTCCCAAGGCTGGCTTATTTGCAGTCTCGCGCGATGGCACGATTTATATTAACAACCCCGCCGCTGATTATATCGAAAATTTGCCAACGCCTAATTATTATTTAAACCAAATTCCAGCCTTAAGCGATGAAGAAGTAAAAGTAACCTGCATGGGTCAATATGGTTTCACCCGTGCAGGTAAGCCTGTTTATCCTGACTATAACGATGTGATTCATTTTCGCAACGAAAGCATTAAATACAATCGCAACGAAACGCTGTACATGGGCTGGGACTTTGGTTTGACTCCTGCGGTAGTATTTTTCCAATGGCAAGAAGATGGACGTTTGGCGCAAATAGGTGAAATTACGTCGCAAGATTTTGGCGTTGAAAAGTTTGCAGAACACATTGTGATTCCGTGGCTTAAAGACCGTTGCCCTGGTTGGCAGAATCGCTACGTAAGCGTGGGCGATCCATCGGGCGTTAAAGGCAACGAGCAAACAGCCAGCCCTGGCGCTAAAAACAGTTCATTTGATGCGTTGTGTCGCCTGGGTATTAATACCCGCCCTGCTCGTTCTAACGCCCTAGATGCGCGCATAGGTGCAGTATCGTGGTTCCTGCGCAAGATTTATAACGGACGTGGCGCGCTTATTATTTCTAAAGATTGCCAACAATCCCGCGAAGGTTTTCTGGGTGACTATCAATACGAAAAAATAACGATTGGTGGCATTGAAGAAAGCAGCAAGCCGCAACCACTTAAAAACTTTTCTTCGCACACGCATGACGCTATTCAATATATTTTGATGCACATTCGCGACAGTATCGCCGCGCCCAATGATGATGATTTTAATTTAACCGGTTCTAAAATTTATTAGGAGAAGCTATGACAGACGAAACCCAAGACAAAAAGAAAAAATTAGTACTTCCTAAAGAAGCCCGATTAATGATGGTGAGCTTTTTAGAGTCTGAATGTGTACCAGATGCCGATGCGATGGACGATGAGACTATTTTAAAAACTTACAATGAGCTGGCCGTTAACGCCTCACAAAAGGTTAAGCGCCTGGAAATCACGCAGGAAACTAAAAGTTTAAATATGTACATGACGTCTAATGACCGCATACGCACAACTAACAAAGAATTTATCGCGCGTTTACATCAATTAAATGTACCGGCTATGTATTTGCATCTTTTTAAAGATGATCATGCTGACCTAACCGACAAGCAACTGTGGTCTATTGTCAACAAAAGCGGTATTAATCCCGTTAATGAATTAGCTAAATTAACTAAGATGCGGCGTTCTCCAGTGCGCGAAAAAGTAATGGGGGCTTGATGTTTGAATTCTTAAAGAATTTTCGTGAAAATATAAATCTTCAGCAAGAGTTAAAATGTGCGCAATTGGATTTAGATAGAGCAGAAATGAAGAAATGCCTTTATAAGGGTGCCGTAAAAGAACTTGAAGAAAGAATAGACAGATTGCAATCACAAGTTGATTTTCATATGGAAAGAGTCAAAGAGCTTGAACAAAAAAATAAAATTTATGAAGAGCTTATTTTAAAATTTAATTTAAGAGAAAAAGGACATGAAATCGATTAAATACGAACAAATCGAAAAGCAGTACAACGGCTGGGTAGATTATTACAAAGATAATAAAGCCAGCGGTAAAAAAATGATGGATTTTGTCATTGCCAATAATCAGTGGGATGACGACATTGTTACTGCGCGCACCAATAAAAACCAAGAGAGCTTGACGTTCAACCAGATCATTAAGCATTTAAGGCGCGCACATACCCAATTAGGCGAGATTGAGTTCACCTTAAATATTGCAGCGACTAATGATAAGTATCAGAACAATGTCACTGAGCAGACTGCTTTTAGATTAGTACTTAATTCGATTTTGTTAAGCGATGATGCGCTTAATAAATTTAATGAAGCCGGTAAAAAGTGTTTAAATTATGGCTGGGCATTTGCAGAAATTAACTTTAAATATGAAGATGACGAAACTTGCAATTTAATCCCTAACATTATTATTCACAAAGACCCGTCTATTGCATTTTGGGATAAAAACGCTATGCATCCTACTAAAGTAGATGGCCGTTTTTGTGGCTTTTGCCGGACATTATCAAAAGATGAGCTAGAAGAAGCTTACCCTGCACTTAAAAAGGTTGGCTGGTTAAGTGCTAGTGAAAATAAAGTATATGATTACTGGTGGCGCAACTACAAAGAAGTTGAATATGTGACCCTTTATAGCGGCATTCAAAAACGCCTTGACTTATTAACGCCAGATGAAAAAAGCGAGATTGATAAAAAAGCGCCTATCAAGACAAGGGAAATATGCGAGATTTATTTCCAGCGTTGTTGTAAAGGCAGGATATTGGAAAAGCCTAGACGCTTCCCCTTGCAAGATTTACCATTGGTTTACCACCCTGGAATGACCGAATGGCAACCCGAAAAAGGCGAAATCACATTGCCTTATGGTTTGTATATGGAAGGCGCGCAAAAGCTGCACAATTACTCCTTGTCGCAAGTGGCATCACAATCTAAATCATTAACGGGCGATAAATGGCTTTTTGAGAGTAAACATGTTCAAACGCAATCGCAGCGTGAGGCGGCCAAAGAAATTAATAGCCGTGATGGCGGCTTTGTATTTGGTCCTGACATTGGCACTATACGCCGTGAACAGCCCGCGCAAATATCACAAACAATCGTTGAAGTTGCCGGTGTCACCAAGCAAGAGATTGACGAAATTAACGGCGCAATGATTGACACGCAGAATGCGCAACAAACCGTAATTGCCGCTAAAGCATTGGATAAAATCACGCATAATTCTGAAGCGATTAATATGTATTTCATGGAAGGTCATATTATTTTTGTTAATCAGATTGGTAAGTTGTTTCGTCAAATGATTCCAGAGCTATACACACAAGAACGTGCATTATTAATTAAGAAAAAAGACGGTAGCGGCGAAACGATTATTGTTAACCAGGATGCAGGTACGGGTTATTTGATTAATAACATTAAGGACATTAATAACAATTTTCATTATGAAATTAGTGCCGGCCCATCTTCTACCATGCAGAAAGAAAACACGGTCAAGTACTTGTTAGAAGCGTACAACATACCACCGCAAAACCCGTTCTTTATGGCGACCGCGCATATTTTCTTCCGTAATTTACAGACTAAGGATGCGGCGGAATTAGAACGCATTGCTGTTGCATTAGGCGATGAAAACCTAATCAAATACGCCGAGGGCGAAATGACCATGGATGAGTACAAGCAAGCTAAAGCGCAGCAAATGCAAAAACAAATGGAACAGCAAGCGGAGATGGCGAAAAACGATCCACAGGCTCAAGGCATGATAGCGGCTGCACAAGCTGAGACCGAAAAAGCCAAGGCAATGCAATTTGATTCACAAACCAAACGTATTGCAGAGGCGAATAAAACACAAACAGACCGCATGAAATTAATGCAGGACGCTAAAAATGAGATGGCAAAACTTCAACTTGAAATAACTAAAATACAAAGCCAACAAAGTATTGCACAGGCCAATAATGATATTGAATTATTGCAAAAACGATTGGATGCCAATCAACAAATAATAGAAACCATGCACAAGCAACAAGAATTAGATATGGCACAACAGGCACAAAATAATGCAGATTCAGCAACCACCGAAACAAAATCCAGCGTATATTGAGTTGGCCATTGCTCGGGGTGAGCGGCCAGACTGGGAAAAGCGCATTAATTACCCAAAACTTTTTAATATGTTTGTGGGTGAAAGCGGCTATGTGTATACAGACCCAGGCCTTGAATCTTTTTCGCCTGATATTCCTGATGATAACACCCGGGCTATTTGGTTTTCGGATTATAAAGGCGGCCGTTATTTTGCAGTAACGACATCGCAAATATTGGAAATAGAATTAGATGGTATTGGCTTTACTGTAATTGCTGATATACAAAATAGCGGTCAAGCAGTGCAAATTGACGAGAACGACCAGAACCAAATTATTATTGTTGATGGCCGCAAAGCGTATGTGTATGCACAACAAGCAGACCCGCCTACTTTTACTATCTTATCGAGCGACCAAGGCTTTGAAATAACATCACCTATATCCGTGACGGTATTAAATAATATTGGCATTGTGTTAGATAAGCAAACCAATACATGGATAATATCCAGCCCTAATAATTTTTTAGAATGGCCTGCCCTGGATTTTGTTGCACAATTAGATTCCACGTTAACGCAAGGCGTGAGCCTTGAAACGTTGAGCAATAATTTATTTATCTTTGGTACAACCGGTATTGAACGCTGGGTGCCAAACACAGGTAACAATCCTTATATTTTTCCGTTTGATAAAGATACCAGTTACCGCCAGGACTTTGGCGCTATCTCAACTAACGGCGTTATTCGCGGTTTTAATGAAATATTCTTTTTGTCTTCTAAATTTGTGCCGATGTCATTAAGTGTAAGCGGCTTGCAAGAATTAGCAGATCCCGATTATCGCGCAGGGTTGGCAAAAATATTAAGCAATTATCCAGACGTTGATCAATGCGAGGCATGTTTTTATTCGTTCAAAGGCAATTACATTTTTACAATGACATTTCGTGAATCAGAGGCTTGTTGGCGTTATTGTTTAAATTCCAAAACGTATTCGCAAAGTGACGATTTAATTGTATCGGCATTGAGAAGCTATCAAGTGGTTGCGACGCCTGACGGTATTTTTAATCTAGTGGAACTACCGCAAGAAGATAAACAACGCACAATTATCCTGGACACCATACGCATGTATAAAGGCGTACAACCGTGGCGCTCTAGTATGTTAGGTTTTGATGTGCAAATTATTCAAGGTATTTTGCACAACGACAAAGAAGAATTGGAATTGTCATTTTCATTGGACGGCCAACAAACCTGGACAAATATCGTCAATCGCCCTATTGGAAAAACAGGTGAACGCAATGCACAAACCACCTGGAAAATGAATATTACCGGCAAAGAATTCACCCCTCGCGTGTCGTACTACGGCAGCTTACCTATAACTATTAAACAAATATTTGCAATCGTTCGATAACCGGAGAAACCATGAACACAGAAACTTTAGACACTACCGCTCAAACACCTGTACAAACGCCAGCGCAAGCCACGTCAAAAATGTATAGCGAAGCAGACGTTGAAGAAATGGTACGCCGCAGGCGCGAACGTGACGCCGAAAACATTAAGGCACAAATAGAAGAAAACAAAAGACAGGCGCAAGAAAATCAAAAGTTGAAATCGCGCCTAGAGGAATTAGAAAATAAATTCCAGAAAGGCACTGCTAGCCCTGAAGAAATGCAGCAATTAGAAACAGCAAAACAAACTGCGAGCCAAGGACAAGCACAAGGCTATACGGCAGACCAGGTACAAAGCATGGTGCAGGTGGCGCTCGAGCAAGAAAAGCTAGGCGGCAAAATTCAGGAAGCTTACGAAAAAGACCCTGAATTTAAAAAGTTAGTGGATGGCAATAAACAATTGACTGAAAAAATGGCACCCAATGGTTTATATGAACCCGAAGTAATGGCTATGTCACATTTGCCCAACGCGGTTGCGGTTGCCAAGCTTTTGATGAAAGACCCTAAATCAATGACCGTTTTTAAGCGTGCTGTTGCCAATGCTACCTATGATGGCGGCGTGGGCGCAATGCTGGT